AATCAGGATTTGCCCTAAATGAATATATCACCAATCTTGCTAATGTAGAACTTGAAGATAAAAAGACTATGTTAGAAGCAGTTGTTGCTAAGGTATATGAAGAAGCATTAGATGGGAATATGACTGCAATTAACTTCCTGGCAGACCGAGTGTTGGGTAAACCGAGTCAAAGTATAGGGATTAAAGATATTTCAGATGAGCCAATTAAGGTATTTGATATAGATGGATTGGACAATTGATGCAACCAGGAAATCAATTCTCCAAGATCCTACAAGATATAAAGTCATTTGTAGTGGTAGAAGATGGGGTAAGAGTTATTTCTCGCTTATGTACCTATTGCACAAACCTTTTAAAGCGAATGAAAGAAGATGGGTTATCTTTCCTACATATAGACAAGCTAAAATGGTATCTTGGAGTATCCTCAAAAACATCTTTGCAGGTAAGCCAGTATCTATCAATGAAACTGAATTATCAATTACACTTAGTAATGGAGCAAAAGTCGAGCTCAAAGGTGCAGACAAACCCGACTCACTTCGTGGGATTTCCACAACAATGGTAGTGCTTGATGAGTACAGTTATATGAAAGAAAATGTTTGGGGAGAGATTATACAACCAACTTTAGCTGAAACCAAAGGATCAGCATTATTTGTAGGGACTCCAACTGGAGTTCAAAACCACTTTTATGATCTATTTGTCAAAGGACAATCAGAAGGTGGAGATTATAAGTCCTGGCAATTTACTACCTTAGATGGTGGCTTTATTTCGGCAGAAGAAGTAGAGAATGCCAAAAAGAATTTAGATAAAAGAACTTTTCAACAAGAATATGAAGCATCATTTCTTACTGCTGCGAATAGAGTAGCTTATAACTTTAATAGAGATATCCATTGTAAAGTAATGGAGAAAAGTCCAAGAATGTTTTGGGGTGTGGACTTTGGGGTAGCAAGTTATATGACTGCTGTATTGATGTGTGAAAACACAGCAGGAGAAATCTATGTTTTTGATGAGATTGGATTACAAAATAGTAACACATTTGAATTGGCACAACGAATGAAACAAATAGCACCTGGACTTCCTGTATATCCTGATCCTGCAGGTAAAGCAAGAACTTCTAACTCTACCAAGTCAGATCATATTATCTTACAAGAAGCAGGGTTTACTGTTATTAGTAAAAAAGCTAATCCAACTCAAAAGGATAGAATGAATGCTTTAAATAGAATGTTAGAAGATGCCACAGGAAAACATAAACTATTTGTGAATCCAAAATGTAAGAATCTAATTAGGGATTTAGAGTTATGTACTTTAGAGAATGGACAAATCCTAAAGACAGAAACCTTATCTCACTTCTTAGATGGTTTAATGTATCCGATTGAATATCGTTATGGATTCAAAGGACAAGCAAAGGCAATCGAATGGTAATGTTTATCTTAGGACTATGTGTTGGGGTGATCCTAAGTATGACTGGGGCTATCATGTGGGGACACCGATTAAGTATAAAAGAAGAAGAACTAAGTAGGGAGATGATACGAGATTTCCAGGATAGATTAGTGGAAACTCAAGAACAAAAATTTTATAAAAGGTACGAATCATGATAATTTACAATTTAACTGAAAAGATGTTACATAGCTTGTTAATGGAAACCATAGAAGATGGACATAACAAGGAAATGGAAGAAAGAGAACGACTCTTAGACTACTATGAAGGGTTAAACTTAGAAAACGATATTAAAGGATATTTTGATAGTGAATCTCTTTCACAAATACCTCCTATGTATATCAACTTAGTACGAAACATTATTTCAAGAAGAACTCTTGTCTATCAACAAGCACCAGTTCGTTACAATGACAAATACAATGAAGTCATTGGTGGCTTAGATAGTGTAATGAAACAATTTGAACAACTAACCTATTTATTAGGAACAGAAGCTTTATACACCCATTGGGACGACAATAGAAAGAAATTAAAATATCGTCCTATTCACTTCTTTACCCCATTCTTTAAACCAGGAGATGATGAGCCATTTGCTATTATGTACCAAGCAGAATCTCAACTACAAGCAAGAACAGAAGATGCTCAATATATGTTTTGGTCAAAAGATACTGAAGATATGGAAGGCAAACACTTTATGATATCATCAAGAGGTAAGATTACTTCTGTTGTGCCAAACGATAGAAACCCTTATGGAGATATCTTACCATTTAACATAGCCCATAGACACCCTTTTACAAGAGATTTCTTTAGAGAAGGTGCAAGTGATCTTGTCAATGGTATGCGATCCATTAATATTATGCTAACTGAACTTGCTTTGCATGGAAGATTCCAATTAGGACAACCAGTCTTTACAGGATTGGATTCTGAACAAAGAATTACTTTAGGACAAGATAAAGCTTTAGTGTTACCTGAAGGGGCTAACTTTAGTTATGCGACACCTAATGCCAATGTCCAGGCAATGATTGAATCTACTAAGTATATGGTGGATTCTATTGCACAAGCAAACAATGTTAGAATTAATTGGGCAGATAAGAGCCAGGAAAGTGGACTATCTAAAAAGATGAGTCAATTAGATTTAATGGATGCTTTAAGAAGTGATGTAGAACAAATCTATCGTCCTTTTGAAAAAGAACAATTTAGAATTGCACAAAGAATCTGTGAAGTATCAGGTGGTATTAATCTTGGAGATCAATTTAGTATTGACTTTGCAGAAAGAGAAGTACCAATGAGTGCCGATGAAGAAATCAAATACTATGATTGGGCATTTAAAAATAATTTAGAAACAAGACAATCTTATCTAAGAAAGAAAAACCCTGACTTAGAACAAGAAGAAATTGATGGGATCATTGAGCAGATTGATACTGAACAACCTCAACAAGCAAATGAAACCCAAACTATATTAGATAGAATAGGTGAACGAGTTGGCTAATTTAGACTTCTACAATGAAGAATTAGCCAAGATACAACAAGAGTTATTTGACAAATTAGACAATGTAATCGTTGGATTATCACGATTAAGTGATACCGAAGTATTGCAATTAGCAAAACAAATCGACTTCTTTGCTGAAATGGAACAGTTGGGTTATACTCAACTTTTATCAAGAGTTAGTCGTAATTATGACGACGAGATTACATCAATCTTTGGAGAACTGAATAGAAGACAATTAGCACAAGTTCCAGCAGCAAGTGTCGATACTTTAAGACAATTAAAAGAGTTTGAATTGACTTATTTAACTGGACAAGTAAGACAATATTCGGATCAACTAAAAAATGCAATGTTAAGAGGTATTATTACTGGACAAACCAATAAACAAATTATGGAAAGTTTAGTAACAGGATTTGGAGTAGGAAACTTTATCAGTAGTAGTGAAGCATCTTTCTTGATTAACGATGCCTTTTCACGATTTAGTAGTGTTACAAGAGCCAAAGCATTTGAGGAGTTTCCTGAAATTAAATTCCAATATATTGGTCCTTCTGATAATAAAACAAGAGAAGTATGCCAACGAGCATTACAAGAAGGTCCATTAACAAGAGAAGAAATAAACTCTTTAGGATATATAGATTTTGTTAATCGAGGTGGATATAATTGCAGACACGATTGGGTAAGAGTATGAGATTAGATCAAGTAGTTAAACCCAATGCAAAGGTAATGTCCAAGTTAGCACAAGATGCTATTGATAAAATTATTTTAGATGCCGATAAAGGTAACTTCCAAAATGGCAAAGGGAATTATCGATACAAAAGCGATACTTATAAAAATTATAAAGCTAATAGTATGCGAGGATCAACTGGTAAAAAGCTAAAAGCATATAGAAACCAATCAACTGATACTCAAACTGCTTATGTTAATATGAGATTAACAGGAAGAACTTTAAGAGGATTAAGAGCATCAGGCAAAAGTGATACTGCTATTATAACCTATGATAGAGGTGAGATTGTATTAGGCAATCAAAAACGAGGATATGATATCTATGATTTGTCTGACAAGAATCAAGAATTTATAGCCGATAGATTCGGCAAAGAACTTTTGGATAAGAATATTAAAAAATATGTATCCAAAACTATAACAATAAAATAGGAGGGCAGTATGTCCGAAGAAACAATAAAAGTAGAAGAACAAGCAGTAGCAGAAGTTT